AGATAGAAAGATGAGAAAATGGGAAATGGTAGTATATGGTATCGAAGGTTGTGGGTACTGTAGCGAACTGAAGAACGGATTAGGGGTAATGAACATCCCTTTCACTTACATCAATATCTCAGACAACGATGAGTTGGGAGATAAAATAGAGGATATATATAAATGTCCTGTCTATCCTATGGTTACTCTCAGACAAGATAAAATACCTCAGCAAATAGCTTGGCTACCCGGGACTTCTTTATTACATTCCACATCAATTCGAGTTTTCGATACAATCAATCAGTTATTAATTAATATTAAAGAAACATATGACAATTAAATTATCAGCGGATCAAATATCAGCTAATTGGGATACATTTATATCTAATATAGATACTTATATCTCAGAACCAAGACGTTCTCAACTTAAGACTTTCTATACTAAGTATCAAGAACGTATTATGATGATGCCTGCATCTAATAAGAAAGAATACCACTCAGCATTCCCAGGAGGTTATGTTGATCATGTTAATAGAGTAGTTTTAGGTGCTATTAAATTTCATAATTTATGGGCAGAGATGGGTTGCGACACTTCAACTTACACTATGGAAGAATTAGTATTTTCAGCTATTAACCATGATTTAGGTAAAATGGGGGATGATGAAAATGAAGCTTACATACCACAAACTGATGCGTGGAGAAAGGATAAATTAGGTGAAGATTACACGTTTAATACTAAGTTAGCGTTTGCGTCGGTGCCAGATAGATCGTTGTTTTTACTTATGTCTAACGACATTAAATACACTTTCAATGAAATGGTAGCTATTCAAACTCACGATGGTTTATATGATGAGGGTAATAAGAAATATCTTATGGGTTATATGCCGGAATTAAAACCAAGAACTGCTTTACCTTACATTTTACATCAAGCTGATATGATGGCCGCTCGTATTGAGTGGGAAACTGATTATTTACCTAAATTTAAAGAAGATAAAAAAGTAGAAGTAAAATTACAACCTGCTAATAAATTTTCTATTAAATCACCTAAATTATCAAATCCTGATGCTCCTTTTGCTAATCTTTTAAATAATATATAAATGAATACATTAATTTTAATTAACGTAATACTAATAATAGTAGGCGTTATAGGATATGTTATTTGGAATCTAATGAAGAAAGTTGAAAAACTTGAATCAATGATTGATGTACAAGAAAAATATATAACTGATTTTTATGAGTTAGTTAAACAATCTGAAGTGAAGATCAAAGAAATAGACTCTAAACAATTATTCCAGTCAGATGATGAAGTAGGTTTCTTCTTTAATAATTTAAAAACAATACAAGAGGCTTTATCCGATTATATTAAATTTATAAAATAACATGGAAGTATTAAGTTCAGAAATTAAGATACTTCATGTCCCTCAAGAAGAAACAGAAGTACAATATACAAAAAAAGGTACAGTAAGGAAAAGAAAGCCTAAAACTAAGAAAATGTATTTCACTCAGGACACTGAGGATGCAATTGTAGAGTATTTAGCCGCCACGGATCATTACACCCGGAATAAGATTTATAATGAAAGAATAAAATATGCCTTTCATAAGTTAACAGAAAATATAATTCACACCTTTAAATTTTATTATACAGAAGTAGAAACAATAGCTGAGCTTCAACATGAAGTTACAGCCTTTCTCCTTGAAAAACTGCATCTCTATAATCAATCTAAAGGTAAAGCTTATTCTTATTTTGGTACTATTGCTAAACGTTATCTAATTCTTTATAATAATAAAAATTATGAAAAACTAAAAGGTAAAGCTGGTGTGGACGCCATAGACGAAGATAAAACAATTGTAATTAATATTTTAAACTCTTCATCACCTACAGATGATCCTTTAGTTAGTGAGAATTACTTTATAGAACAGTTTATTAAATATATGGATATTCATTTATTTAGAATATTTCCTGATAAAGAAGATGCTAAGACAACTGATGCTATTATGGAGTTATTTAAACGAAGAGAAGACTTAGATATCTTTAATAAAAAAGGAATTTACATTTATATTAGAGAGATGACTAATCAAGACACTCCTCAAATAACTAAGGTAATAAAAAGTTTAAAGAAAGTATATCTTAGATTATTAAACCAATACCTAGATTATGGTTATGTTGGGTTAAACTATTAAGAAATTTTTATTTAATTTATATTTATAATAAAAATATATCATGGATTTTAACACCATAACACTCTTTGGTAAAAAGACTTTTGCTGATTTACTGAAAGAGATACATACTAATTCCTCTAATAAGGAAAAAGAAATAAGACTATTAATAGACAATTTAAAACCGTTCATCAACTCTGCTGGTGATGCGGTTATTATTGTCCCTTTAATTAAAGACTATTTAGATGTATCTGTAAAAAATGATGATTTATTAATCAAAATGGCAGGTATTGTGCAACGCGCAATGAATTCAAATACCGGAGGGGAAGATTTATTATTATCTGATTCAGATAAAGAAATGTTATTCCAATCAATGAATGAGTTAGATGCTAAAGTAAAAGAAGAATTACCTAAAATAGAAAATGAGTTTATATCCTAGTTTACAATCCAGTATATCAAGTAATTCTAAAGGAGGAGGAGGAGGTAATAGTTCTTTTTTCTTCGCTAGGGTTAATGATATTATGTTATCAACTGAAACAAAAACTGAGGATTTTTTTAACGCCGCAGGTGGATGGTCAGGATTAGGTTCTATTAAATTTACTCAATTAGGGACTACTCCTGATAATGATAAACCTACACAATTAATTGCAAAACCTCTTTTTACTAATATAATACAATATCCTATTTTAGAAGAAATAGTTGTAATTTTACAAGCACCTTCTAATGGTTTAAATAATGATCCTCAATCAACAACTTATTATTATCTAACTACTATAGGTTTATGGAATAGTATTCACCATAATGCCTTTCCCGATATACCTAATTTTAATAAAAAAATTAATAAAAAGAATAATAATTCTATCCAACAGGTAGAAGAAGGTAGTACTACTTCAACTTCCCCTGATACTGAAGTTTTAAAATTTGGTAATTCTTTTAAAGAGAAAAGTGGAATTAGAACATTACTCCCAGAAGAAGGAGACATTATGGTTGAAGGAAGATGGGGCCAATCTATTAGATTCTCATCTACAACTACTAAAAAATTACCAAATAATTCATGGAGTGCTCAGGGTGAATTAGGATCACCTATTACTATTATACGTAATGGACAAACTAAAGAACAAAACACATCAGCGCCATGGGTCCCAATTTACGAAGATATTAATAAAGATGGGTCTTCAATTTATATGTCATCAGGTCAAGATATACCTTTAGAACTTGCTTCTAAAAATTTAAAATCTTTTGATGTGACTGTAGGAGCAGCATTTAACTCAGCGTTACAAATTCCTGATCCTTATATCCCATCACCCGATATTTCACCTAAACAAGCAGATAACCTTAAATAATGGCAGACTATAAACCAGAATTTCCTTACTTAGGAGAACAAATAATAATAAATTCAGGTAGAGTTATTCTTAATTCTAAGGATGATTCTGTGTTTTTATTTGGTAAAAAAGCTATAGGTTTTTCTTCAGCTGGTACTATTAATTTTGATGCTGATGAAAAAGTTATAATTAACGCACCTAAACTTTATTTAGGTATAGGTGCTACTGAACCTTTAGTTAAAGGTACTCAATTAACTATAATGTTAGATGATATATTAGAAGCATTAAGGGTTTTAGGAGCTCAATTAGATAGTACTCAAGATAGTAATGGTGTTTTTATAACTAATATAATAACTGCTAGTGATAGTTTATTAAAATCTGTAGGTAGAATCAAAAGTAGAATAAAAGATATAACATCTAATCAAAATTATACTTTATAATGGCTATACCACAAGGATTATCTGATACTTTAACTAAAATTGCTCCAAAGCGTATAAATGACGCTGTGGAAAAAATATTAGATATATTAAATAAAGTTAATGATGCTGTTAGAAAAATTAACGAAATAGATTTTTGTAACCCTTTAGGATATATTTTAACTAAAGCTTTACCTCCAGGAGGAGTTTTAGAAAACAAAATGTTAAAATACGCTAAATCCGTAACTGATTTTATTAATAAACAAGAAGAAAAATTAGATCCTTTCAAAAGAGAAAATGAAAGTGAAGAAGATTATAAAAAACGTTTAATATCCTATCAAGCATCAATTGAAGAGATAAGGGTATCTTTAGAAGAAATTATACCACCCCCAGATTTAGTTGAAATATTCCCAGGTGGAGAAGGTTTAGTACAAACTATTAATTCATTAAATTTAGCTTTAACCGCTACAAGTGATGCTATTGACGCTAGAGTTGATCCCAAACAATTAATTTTAACTCAAATATCATTTATTAAATCTTTTGCTGATAAATTAAGACCTTTTATGAGTCCTATTAATATAGCTACTTTAGCTATAGGAGATCAAGCTGAGGAATTAAATAAGAAATTAAGAGATTTTATTAGACCTGAAAGATTTGCTTCGAGTGTGGCCTTTATTATAAGACAGGTAAAAGCTATAGATAGAGCTATTTCACAAATTCAAAAAATGGTTCAATTAATTAATACTATTTTAAAATT